AGGCGGCCGGGGCCCACAACCTGGTTGGGCCGAACGGCTACACCTCGGCGGCCGGGGTTTTGTCATCGCTGCGGGACAAGCCCACGCACATCGCGGTGATTGACGAGTTTGGCGCCATGCTGGCCTCGGCAGGGGCGAACGGCAATCAGCACAAGAAGGACGCGCTGACGATGCTGATGCAGGCCTTCGGGCGGCAGAACAAGACGCTGCGCAACGTCGGCTACGCCACGATGCAGATGACCGAGGGGCAAAAGAAAACCCTGAACATCGAAATCAAATCGCCCTCGGTCACGGTTCTGGGCATGACCACGCCCGAGACGTTTTACGAGGCGATTGGGTCCAAGGACGTGGCCAGCGGCTTTCTGAACCGGTTCCTGATTGTGGAAAGCAAACGCAAACGGGAAATGTCGCGCGTGCCTGCGATGATCGAGCCGCCCAAGAGCGTGGTGGATTGGGTCAGGGCCGCGGCATCCGCCTGCGCTGATGAGGCGGGCGATCTGCAGGGGCACGGGCCGGAGTTCCCGCCGGAGCCGATCCTGATTCCGTTCAGCAAGCCCGCCCAGGATCTATTCAGGGCCTACGAGAAAAGGCTTAACGACTGGCAGGACTCGACCACGCCCGTTGCGGCCGACATGCTCAACCGCACGCGGGAGATTGCCATGCGGCTGAGTTTGATCGTGGCCCACAGCCTGGGCGACAAGGAAATCACCGAAGCAGCCGCGCAATGGGCGATTGATTACGTTGATTTTTATGCCAAGCAGACGGTGGACGCGATGCACCTGCATTTGGCCGAAGGCGAGACGGACGGCCTGCGCAAGAAAGTTGCGGATGCAATCATGGCCTCGGGATCGGTCGGGCTGACGATGCGGGAATTGATCCTGAGCGTGCCAAAGCTGGGCAACCAGAAAAAGCACGAACGGGACGGCCTGCTGCAGATGGTCTGCACAGATTACCCGATCGAGCGAATGGTTTCCAAAACCGAAAGCGGCAAGGGTCGGCCGTCAATCATCCATCGGATGATACAGCCGGAGGCGTAAAGTAGGCCGACAGCTTGCGCAGGGTGGCGAGGGTGATGCCTTCCTCGCCATCCGCCACGCGCTTTACGGTTGGGTAGGACAGGCCTGATTTTTCGGCCACAATCGTGAGCCGGCGGTCGGCCAGAAGGTCCCGGATTTCTGCGATGCTCAACAATTTTCTTCTCCACGTTAAAGTTCACGCTTGCAATCTGCACTTTCTTGTGCGAATGGTCAAGACGTTGGAAGAAGAAGGAAAGAGATGATGCTTACAAACATCGACGCGCTTGCGCGCGATTGGCTTGATGCCAAGGCGGCAGAGGATGCCGCAAAGGACCTTCGATACAAGATCGAAGACCAGATCACCCAAGCCCTTGAGGTCAAGGATGAAGGCGCGATCACCCACACCCTGGAAGACTACAAGGTGACGCTGACCCAGCCGGTAACGCGGAAGGTCGATGCCAAGAAGTGGCAGATGGTCATGGACAAGTGCCCCGCGGCACTGCTTCCGATCAAGATGAAGGTCGAAGCCGACGCCGCTGGCTGCAAGTGGCTGATGAACAACGAGCCGGAAATCTGGCGCAACATCGCAATCGCCTTCACCACCACGAAGGGCAAGATTGGCGTGAAAGTGGAGGTGGCGAAATGACTGACAATGAAGAAATCCAATACCAACTGACGATTGGTCACTTGGGGATGTTCGATGTTCCGATGTCGGCCGCAGAAAATGTGGACCTGACGAATGGATCATTGCAGGCCGCAATTCTGGACTGCCTGACAAGGGAACAGATGCTTGAGGCCTTGGCGGTTCATGGCGGGGGGGAACTTTCCCTTGGCTATTGATCTCAAAACGCTGTCGAAGCCGCGCGCGGATAGACCGATTATCATGACGCTCTTTGGCGAGGGCGGCATGGGAAAAACCACGCTGGCGGCCATGTTCCCAAAGCCGGTATTTATTCGGACCGAGGACGGAACGACCAGCCTTGCCGGAAACGATGGGGTCAGCCTTTTCCCGCTGGCGAAGTCCAGCAAGGATGTGCTGGACGCGATCGAGGCGCTGGCCACGCAGGAGCATGATTTCAAAACCATGGTTCTGGACAGCATCACGCAGCTTGCCACGCTGATTGAGCACGAGATTGTCGAGGCGGACCCGAAGGCAAAATCCATCAACCAGGCGGGCGGTGGCTACGGGGCCGGCTATAGCACGGCCGCAGAAAAGCACCGGACGATTCGGGAGTGGGCCGGTGCGCTGGCCTACGAGCGCGGCATGAACGTGGTTTTCATCGGCCACGCGGATACCGAAACCTTGGACCTGCCAGACATGGATGCCTTCGGGCGCTATACGGTGCGGCTGCACAAAAAATCGCTGCCGCACTACACCGACAACGCCGACGCGGTATGTATGATCAGGCTTAAGAGTTTCGTTCGCGGCGATGGCGACAAAAAGCGCGCCATCAGCACGGGCGAGCGGGAAATCATCTGCTACCCGCAAGCATCGAGCGTGACCAAGAACCGGTTCGACATCACCCAGCCACTGCCGTTCACCTTTGACGGCGGAAACCCATTCGAGAAATTTGCAGCGAAGTAAGGAGAAGACACTATGGATCTGAACGGTTTCGACGCCTCTGCGGTAGACCCAATTGCCAGCTATGAGCCGCTTCCCGCGGGCTGGTACAAGGCCGTCTTTACGGCCTCCGAGGAAAAGCCCACCAAGGCGATGACGGGCAGCTACCTGCAACTCAACGCAGAAGTGATAGAGGGGAAATATCAGGGGCGCAAAATGTTTGAACGCCTGAACCTGAAGAACCCCAACGCCACGGCGGTGGAGATTGCCAACCGCACGCTGTCTGGCATCTGCCGGGCGGTGGGCGTCAATGCCCCGCGCCGCAGCGAGGAACTGCTGGACAAGCCCTTCATGATGAAGCTTTCGGTGAAGCCGGGCGACGCACAATATGGGCCCAGCAACGAAATCAAAGAGTACGCGGCTTGCGATGGGGCAGCAGCCCCATCAGCACCTGCCGCACAGACAAGCACCACCCCACCCTGGCGCCGGGGCTGACGTCTTTTAAGCGACCCGCCCCTTAACTGGGGCGGGATACTGAAAAGATGGAGAGCGACAATGACGATCGGCGAACTAAAGGCAATCATCGACTCTATTCACGATTTGCACGGGCCTGATGCGCGGACGAGTTTTATATACCAGCGCGCGTCTGGCCGCACTGGGCTGGGGGATATTACCAGCTACAGAGTCGGCGTGAGTAAATTGGGCGCAAGCATTCATTTCAATATCGATTACCCGCGCGGTGAGGCGGAATGATGGATATTAGGTATCCCAGCGAAAAAGTTTGTTCTGGGTGTGATATTGTTAAGGGCAAGTCTTCATTCAGCTTTCAGCACGCAAACAAAGACGGACTCAACAAGCACTGCAAGGAGTGCCTTGCGGCGGGGAACAGGAAGAAAAAGCAAAAGCCAAGGAAAATTCCAACCGCAGCGGAAAACAGAAGGATGAACTTAAGACGTAAGTTTGGAATAACCCCAGAGGAATTTGATCGAATGCTTTTGGCTCAGGGAGGAGGTTGTGCGATTTGCGGAGATGATGACCCGGCCCCGGCGCGCGGCGCAGGCACGTCTTTGTTTGTTGTTGATCATTGCCACGATACTGGAGTTGTCCGATCCCTACTATGCAGTGGGTGCAATAAGGCAATAGGATTTCTTAAAGATGATCCGACGATCGCGCGGAATGCTTCTGAATATCTAAGGAAATGGATGGTAACCAATTATGAATATTGAGCAAAATATACAGCTTAAAACTATTGATGCCATTTTCAAATGGCATTCCAAAAACAGGAAATCCTCACACCGCCCCCACCTCGGAGGGTCCCAGATTGGCAATGAATGTGACCGTTCGTTGTGGTACCAGTTTCGCTGGGCTTGGTCGCCTCACTTTGATGGCCGCATGATCCGCCTTTTTGCGACGGGTGACTTGGAAGAAGATCGCTTTACGCAGGAACTTCGTGGTATTGGGGCGGTCGTTTGGGAGCGCGATCCTGCTACGGGTAAGCAGATTCGCTTTGAGGCTTGTGGCGGGCACTTTGCGTTGTCGCTAGATGGCGTGGTTGAGGGCATCCCAGATAGCTCCAAGCCTCACACCCTTGAGATGAAAACGGCAAATGAAAAGTCGTTCAAGGCCACAAAAAGCCTTGGAGTTCAGAAAGCAAAGCCAGTCTACTGGGCCCAATGCCAAATTGGGATGCACCTTTCGGGGATTGATCGATGCTTGTTCTTGATGAAGAACAAGAACACAGACGAGCTCTACGGCGAGCGGATCCGGTACGATCCCGCCGAGGGAATCAAGCTTGAAGCGAAGGCAAACCGGATTGTGTTTGCGCCGCTTCCGCCGTCCAGGATCACCGAAGATCCGAGCGATTGGCGGTGCAAGTTTTGCCCCTATTTCGCGGTCTGCCAAGGCAACAAAATACCGGAGGTGCACTGCCGGACCTGCGCGCATGTCACCCCGGAGCGCGATGGTTCTTGGTCCTGCTCGCAGGGCAATAAGGTCGGAGAGGTGTGCCAGTCACACCTTTTTATTCCACAGATGATGCCGAAAGACTTGGAGGTTAAAGACGCCGGGGCTGATTGGGTTGACTATTTGGATCAACTCACGGGACAAACCGAGCGCAATAAAAACAACAGCCAAGCTATGTTCGATGGGAGAATGCAATGACCTTTGAATTGAGGGACTACCAAAAGGCCGCCGTCGATGGGCTCTATGATTATTGGGCCAAAGGAGCGGGCAGCCACCCTCTTATTGTGGCGCCAACGGGCTCAGGCAAGACGGCGATCATCGCGCAGATTGTTCGGGACGCCATGTCTTTTGCGGGCACCAAGGTCCTGATCGTCAGCCACGTCAAGGAACTGCTTGAGCAGGGCGCCAAGGGCCTGCTGGCGATGTACCCGGAAGCAGACTTCGGGTTCTACAGCGCCAGCCTGAAGCAGAAGCGGCTGGACCGGCCGATCACTTTCGCAGGCATCCAGAGCGTTTGGGAGCGGGCATACGACATGATCCCGGCGCCTGATCTGGTGCTGATTGACGAAGCGCACATGCTGCCCAAGAACACAGAGACGCGCTACGGGCAGTTCATCCGCGACCTGACCATCTGCAACCCGCAAGTCAAGGTCGTGGGCCTGACGGCCACGCCATACCGCTTGGACAGCGGTGTGTTGCACAAGGGCAAGGGCGCGGTGTTCGACGGCATCGCTTACGATATTTCGGTGAGCAAGCTGATGGAGGAAGGGTGGCTTTCCACGGTTTACAGCAAGGGCGGGCTGAAGCAGATCGACCTGACAAACGTAGGCCGGCGCGGTGGGGAGTTCATCGAGAGCGAACTGGCGGCCGCGGCATCGGATCCGGAACTGGTGGCGGCAACAGTCAGCGAAATATTTGAACTGGGCGAGGACCGGAAGTCCTGGCTGATCTTTGCCAGCGGCATTGGGCATGCGCATATGCTGGCGGACGGGCTGCGCGCCCTGGACGTGACGGCCGAGGTTGTGACCGGCGCCGATGATATGGGAGAGCGGGCGCGCAAGATCGCGGACTTCAAAAACTGGCGGATTCGGGCGCTGGTCAACTGCAACGTGCTGACCACGGGCTTTGACGCCCCATCGGTTGACCTTGTGGCTTTGGTTCGGGCCACCGAATCGACGGGCCTTTACATCCAGATGGTGGGACGCGGGACCCGCAAGGCACCGGGCAAGACGGACTGCCTCTTGCTGGACTACGGCGGCAACGTCGCGCGGCACGGGTTTATTGACACGCCAACGCCCAAGAAGAATGGCGGGACGGGAGACGGCAAAGCACCGGTCAAGCAATGCCCAAGCTGCAATACCTTTTGCCACACGGCGGTTCGGATGTGCCCAGAGTGTTCGTTTGAGTTTCCGGCGCCACAGTTGAACCACGCCCCAAAATCATACGAGGGCGCGGTGCTGTCCAACCAGGTCAAATCGGAATGGATGGAGGTGGACGACGTTTCCTACGGCCGGTGGCAGAAGGAGGGCAAACCGGACAGCATCCGTGTGACCTACTATTGCGGCATGACACGGCTAAGCGAGTGGCTGTGCCCCGATCATGGCGGATACGCAGCAAGCCGCTACACGGCCCGGAAACAGGCCCTGGGAGCGAAGGCTGACAGCACCAGCAAGGCGCTGATGGAATGCGCGGATTGGGTGAAGCCCAGCAGGATTCTGGTGAAGCCCGACGGGAAGTATTTCCAGATCGTGCAACTGGACTACACCGAGAAAAAGCCACCTGCGGAAACGGAACTGGACAGGGACCTGAAAGAAATGTTTGCCGATGACTTCTGAGCACGACGAACAGGTGGGGCTGGTGAACTGGTTCCGCACGAAGTTCCCCGGCGTTTTGATTTTTGCCATTCCAAACGGGGAGCATCGCGCAATCAGCACGGCCAAGCGGTTGAAGGCGGAGGGGGTGACGCCAGGCATCCCCGACCTGTTTATCCCCGAGTGGCTTTTGTGGATCGAGATGAAGAAGACCAAGGGCGGGCGGGTGTCGCGCGAGCAGACAAACATGATCGGGTATCTTGAAGGGGTCGGCCACACGGTGGTGGTCGGACTCGGCGCGCGGGACGCATCCGAAAGAATATTGATCCATGTGAACAAAATGCTTGAAGATAAGAAGATTCGGGGGTAGTTCTGGTCTTGTAGAAAGAAAAAGGAACCAGACCATGACCATGCAACCAGAATTTTACATCATCACCAGCGACCACGGCCCCAACGGCATGGGTGCCAGCGATCCGGTTTACACGCTTGACGACGCGGCCGATGCACTTGGTGAGGCTGAGAGGCTGACAGGCCGCGACGCACGCGCCATCTATGTTGATCTTTTTGCCGAAACCGTCAGCAACGTGACCGTTCAGTGCCTCGACATCATCGCCAAGCGCCGTGAGGTAGCACAATGATCCGGGACATGATCGGCGTGGCCTGCCTGTTCGGCGGCCTTTACTTGATGCTGATGATCGGGATGGGGGCGGGACTGTGATGACTCACCTCCCCAACAAGTTCGTCGAATGGGACCAAGACCGCCTGCGGATCCTGTGGATGGCAGGCATCCCGAATTTCCTGCGCAAAACACCGGCGGACGGTGAAAGCTACCCGCGCCAGGCATCACTGGAAATCATCGCGGCGGTCGTGAAGCACTTGGTTAACGGGCGCGACACACGCGGCGGCATCGCACGGTCGCTGAAGATCGGTGAAAAGACGGTGGACCGCGCGTTCACTGACCTGCGCGCCGAGGGTCGGCTGGTCAAGGAATACAACAACTCGTTGAAAATTTGGTTTTACAGCATCGTGGAGGTGCAGGAATGAGCGCGAAAGTTATGCAGATGCCGGCGGTGCATCAGGGCTATTCGACGGCCAGGTACGTCCTGCGCAACCACCAATACCATGACTTGGACACGATCGATGCAGCGTTTGAAGTATTGGTTCACAGCCAAGACCCGGCCGATCGGTCTTTGTGCCGGATCGTCGAGGACGAAATGTGGCAGGTGCCACGGCCCGGCGCGATGGTGATCGTGATCACTATGGTCGCGGTCGCCCTGTCGTCTATCGGTTTGGCAACGCTTTTTTCGAGGTTGGTGCAATGAAATATCTTATCCTGCTTCTTCCGCTCGCAGCCTGCGGTTCGCACGTTGAGACGTGCCTTGTCCTGCCGCTACCCCCAGAATGCGCGCAGGACGGCGGTGGCGGGCTGTCCTTGCTGGCCGGTGGGGATGTGCAGCCACGGATAGACCCCGCCCCTGCGCCCGCTCCAGAGCCGCCAGCGCCAGACCCCAAGCCGACGCCTCAACCGGACCCGCCGCAGCCTGACCCGAAGCCAGAGCCTAAGCCGACGCCGCCAGCGCCAGACCCGAAGCCGCCGCAGCCGCACCCGGACCACCACGACCATGACGACGATAAGGATGACGACGATGCCCATGATGATGACCATTCCGGGGACGAAGCCGATGATGAAGACGAAGACGGACATGACCATGCCGGTTCTGGAAAAGACAAACGAGCCGACGATGACTGACGACGAAATTGTGCTGTGGCTGATTACGAAGGGCACGATGGAAGACAAGCCCATCATGCGGCTGGCTGCCGACCGTCTGATCCAGATGGCACAGGCTTTGCGGGAGCATGACGATGACTGAAGAAGAATTGGCGCGGCACAATAGCAAGA